AAGGCCTTGAGTCCCGACTCGCCAAGCGGCTCCTCAACGGCGGGCGTTGTGGTGGGCTCGGTGGGCTTGACTGGTTCGGTGGGGGTTGCCTTCGGTGTAACCTCGGGCGTGGCGGTAGTTGGTTCGGTGGACATGGTTGGATCTCCCATCGCGGGGGTAAGGCCGTCACGCTTCGCACGTGACGGAGGTCTAGAGGTTGGCGGGACCGGTAAAGCGGTCAGCGCGCCATGTCAGCGTCGGCCCGAACTCACCGTGATCTCTGCTGATGATGAGGTCGGTGTAGTCGGCGAGGCGTTCGTTCTTGCCGAACCGCGTACCACCGCGAGCGTCTGAGCCGGTGGTGTTGTAGTTGACGTATTTGCCCTGGCCCAACTGCCTGGCGCTCGGGTCGGATGCGCCAAGCTTTGAGGCGATCTGCTCATGAGTGCGGTCCAGCAGGTCTTGATCGATGACCTGGTTCGGGAACGCGCCACGAGGTAGCGGCTCGATGCCACAGTCGCACCCTGGGTGCACGGGCATTAGGTTCCCGCGACGGTAGCGCTGCGTCGACGCGATTACGCAGAGCGCGCAGTTCTCGGAGCCGGTCAGCACACGCGCATAGAACTGGTACGACGAACGTTGCAACGAGGACCGCGACTGCCGCACCTTCGACATCTGCAAATCCATGGCCGCGATGGACTGCAAGCGTGCAAGTCCGGCCGCTGTGGCAGCAGTGAACGACGCCCCCTGAGATAGTTGCGTGCGCACCGTTACGGCTGGGCGCGTGTACACCTCAACCGGATCGACGCCGCGACCGTTGGTCACATCAGCCCGAACTACAGGGACGGGCTTCTCGCCTGTCGTCCTCGCAATGTAGGAACTCGTCAATGCCGCAACGCGAACCTGTGCCGCCTGAACGGTTGGCACCATGCGGCGTGTGAACGTCGCCACGTCATCGTCACGAAAACCCGACTGGGATTTCCACAACAGGGCCGCATAGTCCGCGGTGCGTTTCCGAACCTCAGCAACAGCGGCCATGTTGGCCCTGAGGATCGGGCTAAGCGTTGGCATTCGCGGCCACCGGCGCCGCAACAGGCTCGGCAACCTGCACCGCTAGCGCTGCTGCCAGTTGCTCATCCGCCAAGTCCTGCTCAGCCTGTGCCATCTCCTCGGGCGTGTAACCCAGGATCTTGCGCTGAATGGTCTTGATCGACTCGCCAGCCTGCTTAGCCTGTGCTGCCGCCGCGTACTTCTCGGACATCGACACGTGCTCGGGCTTGGCGAACTGCACATCGACCGTCGCGCCAGCCAGGTCTAGACCCTCGGCAATCAGCGCGCGGACCATGATGCCAGCGGCGGCAGGCTTGAACCTGTCAATGGCGTCCTGCGCTTGGCTGATCTGCTGGTCCTTGGCGTTGTGTGCGCCCTCGGCAGACTGGTTCGCCCCGTCAGGAATGAACACGCTGATGGGCGTGCCGGACACTGCCGCAAAGTCGCGAGCGTCGGCCTTCTCGCCCTCAAGTAGCGGCATGGTGTCCGTGGTGCTGGACTCCCAAATGTCGATACCTTCGGGCAGGTCCCACAATGCGCCGGGGCTAGGCTCGAACACCTTCGCCAGATCGATGTCGTTGCCGTCCGCATCCTTGTCCCAACCCTCGGGAAGGTTGGACTTCTTGAGTGCGCGCTGACGGAATGCCTGCATGGCCGCGATCACAAGGCGTTGCAACTTGCCCAGGTTGATACGGTCGATGACGTCATGATGGGGGTACACGAATCCGGCCGGGTTCTCCCAGTCAAGGATCGCCACGGGTGGCGAGCCCTGGTACGACTCGATGTTGCCAGTGGGAAGCCAGCCGCCCTCGGCGGTACGTATCACCGTCGTGGTGTCCGTCACGTAGGCGCTGCGGGAGAACTCTTGCCGTTGACCGTTCGCCCACACGAGCGCGTAGTCGCGGGCCTGGTCAACGTCACGCCAAATCTTCGCGGCGGCACGAGCAACCCACGGGCGCAACGGGTCTGGTGCGGCAATGAAGAGCTCGGGCTTCTCAGCCGTGATGACCGCGCCGCCAGCGTCCATACCGAGCAGCAGGTAACCAATGCCCGTCACTGCGGAATCGGTCACTGCGTCGGAGAACTGCACGGACAGGCGGTTGTCTCGGAAGATGCGACGCGCGGCCGACGTCACCGCAAGGTCATCGTCGGCGCCAACGGTCACGGAGACTGCACGAATCCGGTTGCACAAAGACTTCGCGGCCAGCCCGCCATAGTTGGTGCGAGCCTTCCGCTGATAATCCTTCCACGCCGCGCGCACATTCTCACCGGACTCAGGCAATGGTGCTTCACCATTCACGTAGGAACGCTTCACGGCAATATCGGGCTGGCGTGCGTCAAGTCTGCGCGCGAGAATTGGAAGCCATTCCTCGGGAGTAGTGGCGATCATGCGTGCCCCCTAAGCGGCTAGTAGATTCTTCGAATACCGCCGATCTTCGCGCGGGGCTTGGCGCCAGATTTGCGGGCGTCGGCGCATGCTTTCCAACTGAGGACGGACGCCATGGCAAAGTCGAACTTGATATCTTGTTTGCCGTCCTGCTTCTGGAGAACCCAGAGCGGTTGGCCCTCGTCATCTTTGAGGCGCAGGTCTTTGCGGCCGGCGTTGCCGATGTGCCGTATCAGGTCTTCATACTCGGCGGTGTCGCCACCAAACGAGATCGATCCCGTGTCGATGGCCTCGACGTACTCGCGGAGGGTGTACGCCATTGCCTTCGGGCGGGCGGTCCACCATTCCTCGACACGGTCAGGCCACTTCACCGACCATGACCCGATGGTCTCCGTCCAGTGCGGCGGATCGGCGTACATCTTCCACACGTTGAAGCGGGACATCGCGTCCTCAAGTACCGCCGTCACTTCCGACTCGTCAACTTCCCACTCGTCGTACTCGAGCGGGCGTTCCCATCCGCCAAGCAACTGCTGACGGCCCGTGATGATGTCCGTGGCAACGATGCCTGTGGCGTCACGGAACCTGGCGCCATCGAAGCCCAGCGCGACGAACGCCCCATCGGGGATGCGCTCGCCTGGCGTAGACAGCGCCTCAACCTTCTTGATGTCGAACGCCATAGACCCAGACTTGGTCCAACGGTTCAGCCAGACGCGCTCAAGGAACGCCTTGTCTGCGCGGGGGCGATCCCACTGGGCGGCGATGTTCTCAAAGTTGCCAGGCGACCACTCTCCGGCAGGTCCTGTCGCATCCGCCACCGCGGCGATGCGTTCCTCAAGGGTGCTAACTGGCATCTCAGGGCCAGCCCAGCGCGCGAAGAAAAACAACTTGGGGTTGTCGATCTCGCCGCGTTCGATAGCCTCTGCCTCAGCACGGACGTCCTCCTGCACGGAACCCTGCCCAGGCTGACCAGCCGTTCCCGTGAACAGAAACCACGGGTCCTCGATGCCACGCTTCGACAGGTTCGCCGACATCGTTTCAACCGCATGCTTGTGACCGGGTAGGTATAGGCGGTGAGGCTCGTCGGCGTGCTGAAAGGTTGTGAGCGCACCGTCACGAGATCCGGGAGAGTTCGCAACCGGAACGGCCTTGCCGTCCGACTGACCCTTAGGGCCAAGGCGGATGATGCGCTCAAGTGATGCGTCGAACATGTCGGCGTCTGGGCCATTCTCGACCACGTACTTGAGGACGCCATATGCAAGTTCCATCACCTGCTCTTGAGTGTGAGCAAGCATGGGGATGTACGGGAAGTTGACCGGCCCTCCAACAGGGTTGCCGTTTGCGTCGAACCCGTCGCAGCGAACCGGCGCCTCAGGATGCAACTCACAGAACGCGATCCACGCGGCCTTCTCAGTCTTCGCTAGGCCCTTGCGCACCTCAATGGCCGCACGGGTGAAGCGACGGCGACCAGCGAGCGCGTGGCCTTGCGGGTAGACCTCATACATGCGATAGAGCTGGCCGCGAAACTCGGGGTCAACGATTGCTGGCTCACCGCGTAGTGAGCCGGGGCCATACACGCAGCGATCTTCAATGAAGTCAGCAACGGCAGGCCCAAGCGTTGGATAAGACAGGTCGAGCGGGGGCACGATGAGGGTGGCCATCATTGCCCCAAGATCTGGCGCGGGTCATCCGCTTGTGACGGCTGAATCGCAGAATGAGCCTGGCGACGTTGAGTGCGCTCCCGCGCGTCGGCCGCATCGGCGAACACGATCTCGCCACGCAGGCGGTCATAGGGAGCGATGAAGAAGTCTCGGCGCTGCAACCGATACTCGCCAGCCGCGTCCTTGCGGTCCTTAGCGGTGCGCGCCGTCCAGATGTCGTCGTACAACAGGGCAAGCGTGTAGAGCGTGGGGATGTCAAACGACTCCCAGGCCCCCGGAAGCGGCGAATCCCAGATCGCATTCCACCACTCGATGGTCCGCTCGTGCCAGTGACTTGGAGTGAACCCGCCGTCAGCGTCGAACTTGTCTGGGGGCGCAGGAAGCGCGGGAACCTTGTGAGTGTCGGTACGATCCAAGGACTTCGCGGTGGTGGCCTTGTTCGCTCGCGCACGCACGCTCGGGTTCTTCTTCGGCTGCGGCACGACTCATCCCCCATCGCGGGTTCATGGCGAACCCATCGCGGGGTCGCTACAGGAGGAAGGTGTCGCCCGTAAGCGCGATGAACCTCCCAGTCGGATAGAACTCGACACCGCCGCGGCGATACCCGCGTGTGGCGTGAGACTCAACAAAGACGTGCAGGCCGTCACCCGATATCGAACGCTCGACGTACAGGATCGGCCCAGTGATCGCGGCGATTAATTCGCTCGCCTCAGTGGACACTGCGCCATCGACTAGGCAATGGTCCAAGTCGAAACACGCCAGACCGTCGCCCATCATGACGCCGAGGCCGTCTCCGACACTCGACGCCATCGCGGCCTCGAACGTTGACCAGGTGGAACGGTTCGTAGACGACGCCGGGTGGCCCGTCACGGTCACCGGGCGCTTGCCAATGCGACGCGCCCATGCTCGTCGCTCGGTCATTGAAGATGGCACGGCAGACAACTTGCGGCGAGCTCGATACGCGCGCTGACGGCAGGCGTTAGAGCAGTGGCGCGGCCGACGTCCCTGGTGCTCAAGCGCTGGTAGCGGGGTGCCGCATTCGCAGGTCATACCAGCCATTTTACGTGTTACGAAAAGAATAGTCCAGGCTGTGAGCGGCTATCTGCGGGGCTCAAACTGGCTGGCGTCGACACTCGATGGTTGAGGCCCTGAGCGCTTCCTGGGCGACCGCCTGTCGCCGGCCAAGGGCGAAGTTGGGGGAACCGTAGGCGTCGGAATCTACAGCACCTCTCCGGTGTCCCTGGCGAGGGGGGTGGGGGGTTGGTGGCCCCCTTCAACGTCGTGATCGTCGCGCCTCTGCCGCCTCTTGACCAGTCTTCCATGCATGACATTGCTTACATTTGCCCGCATGATTGTCGAGCGCTTCACTGCCTCCCCGAGCGAGGGGGGCCGTGTGATCGTCCTCGGTGCTTGGTCTTGAGCATCCCAGGGGTGAGCACTTAGGACATCCTTGACAGCGGCAGATTGGGTCGCGCTTCAACACAAACGCTCGGGTCTTTCGTGACGCCCTAGTGCTGCTCGGGTGGGTAGAGCTGGACCAGTTGACGGGGCGGTGCTCGGCGCAGTAGGTGGTTGTGCCGCGCACCTCGCACCCGTCATGGTTGCATTTGCGGGGGGCTCTGGGCATTGCTACCCCCTGGGTGGTGTTGATCCAGCATCACCTATTGGCAGGTTGAATACTCCGCCATGTCAACAGTGAATCGCGAGTTCTTGATGTACTCGTCGGTGTCTGACTCGTTGTAGGTCCAGACGGTGATGTCGTCCCAGTTTGAGATCTGCTCATCGATGATCTGTTGCTGTGCCGCCTCGACAGATTCAGGACTGGCGCCATCGGCTACTTTGATCTTGTAGGCGACCCTGCGGCAGTTGGCGTATGAGATGTTTTTCTCCTCCACAATCTCATACGCCGCCGGGCTGGAATCCATGGGCGCCTTCTCGCTGGGCGCGTCCTGCTCACTGACTGATGCACCGCCGCCACATCCGCTCAGCATCAACGCGGCGGCTATTGCGGCGATTGGTGTTTTACTCACGCCTTCGACGTTACCAGTTAGGTGGGCTTTGGCGCGTCGCTCTTAGTCACTCTCGCTGTGCAGCGCGACCCAGCTGTCGTGCTCGCGTTCCAGCCGACAGGTCCCCTCGGGGCACCCGCACGTCGTGCAGTCGCCAGCCTCGCACTTGTCACACATGTCAAATCCTGTACGTGCGTTCGCGGACGGCCTGTGCTGCGTCGTGGAGTGCGATCGCGTAGGCGGACCATCCGACGGTGTCTACCTGGTCGGCTTGGTTGTCCATCCATGCGGAGATCGCGCTGGCTTCGTCGTCGCGGACGGTCTTGCATTGTTCGGGGAAGTCTTGTGCCTGGTTCATCGGACGAGCCTCCGAACATGGGTGGTGCTGGGCGTGTCCCCGCCGCGTCGCTCTGGTCCGGAAGCGTTTCAGCGCTGATGTGTGTGGCCGGGTCGGCGGCGGGGAAGTCTGGGTACACGAAAGCCCCGCGCGGTGTGCAGCGGGGCTCTTTGGTGGCGGGTCAGCCACACTAGGGAATCTAGCCTACGGTCGACCCCTGCGCAACCAAGACGCGCCGTGATTGTTCCGCGTCGATGATTGCCTTCCAGGCCTCATCCTCTCGCCAGAGGTACGCGCCGCGGCGGGTGAGTGCTCGCGGTTGGAGGCTGTGCTGAATGGCCCAGTCTCTGACCTGGCGCCGCAGGTTGTGCCCGTTGTCACTGCCCCGGATGAACTTCCGATGCCGGAGCGAGTTCGCCAGCTCCTCGGTCGTCCAGTAGTCGACCCCAGCATGCCGGACCATGTGACCCCCAGAATCGCCGCCTAAGCGCTTGAATCCGTCTGGGACGATTCTACGGGCCTGCGCCGCATGTTCTCAAGCGACAGGGCGCATTCTGTGGCAGTCGTGGGCGGTTACGCCGCCACCCTCCCGCGTCGCAACTCGGCCCAGTGCGTCGTGCCGTTCGATTTGGCGTAGGCAATCGCGCGGGACAGCTCGTTCCCAGTGACGACGTGGCAGGCGTCGGCGGAGCATGTCAGCGGCGGCCATGTCGCAGGGTCCGCCACCGTGATCAGCCATTTGGTGCCTGACCCTGCACGCATCCGGTAGCGCCCAGTGCACCCCGTCTCCGCGCACGGCGTCGGCTCGCGTCGGCTGGCATTGTCGCCCGACTCGTTCGGCACCTCAAGCCATGTCACACCCTCGGGGTAGGCGGTGACCAGGGCGCGGTGCGCTAGATCCTCGCAATCGAGCGCGAACGCCCGGGAATCGGCGTCAACGTCCGGCGCGAAGTGGCCGATGAGGTCGCGGCCAATCAGCGCGAGACGTTCATCCGGCCGGTCGGGCAGGTCGGCGGCGGTGACCTTGTGCGAGCCCGTTGACTCGAAGATGAGTCGCTGGCCGAGGTAGCTCGCCATGTGCGACACCTCGCCGAGCATGATCGACGCGCTCTCCCGGTACGGCAGGGGCGTCTCGGGATTTCCGCTGATCCTGCCGGCGGCCGACGATGACCCGTCGCGGACCAGTCGCCGGATCAGCGCCGGGTACAGCGTCGCGATGGACAGCAGGGCCTCACGGGCGCGGATCGACGGGTGGGCGTCCTGGGCGTTCTTGGCCATCACGCACCCCCCCACAAGTGCGTCACGAACCACGCGAAGAACACGCCAGACGTGACCAACCACACCGTCCGCCCCGCGTGTGTATCGACCCGAAACCATCGGCGGAAGTGTTCCGAGAGTGTGTCGCCCTTGGTGTCGTTGACGATTGCGCGCCACTCGATGACAGCGAACATGGCGATCCATGCGAGCCAGAGTGCGGTCCAGGTCATGACTCGCCGTCCAGGGCGCGAATCACCGGGCAGGGGTAGGCCTCAGCGAAGCCGGTATATGCGTGGCAACTCAGGCATACGCGGGAGCCATCGTTGAGCGCGTCAGACGCCCGATGCAACGCCCGTACCCGCCCCACCGCGTCCACCGCGTCGAGTAGGGCCTCGGCGTTGTTGTGGAGCCAGACGATGTGGGCGGCGTCGTCCCTGTGCGCGTTGCCTATCATCACGGGGCCGTCGAGGCCTGGACCGTCCGACGACCAGATAACCACCCCGATGTCGTTACCGACAGCCGCCCACTCGCCCTCTGCCGTTGCCGCCGCCAGCAGTGCGCGGCCTTCGGAGGTGTCGGTCATTTCCCCTCGATTCGGTATGGGTTGCGTGTGCACCGGGTCTCTTTGTCCCATCCGTCGCGGTCGTGCTCCATCACGTCGAGTTCGCCCGCATCGAAGCCCTCGTCCCACGCCTTCGCCGCGATCAACGGGCGGGCGACGGCAACGAGTTGGCCGTAGAACTCGGCTTCGGTGTACGTGGCCGCGTTGGGCCCGTACTTCGTCGTGTCGCAATCGTCCGCGAGTTCCTGAGCGCGCTCAATCACCGCCTCCACAATCGGGTCAGTCATGGAAATCCTCCAGGTGTTCTTCCAGTTCGTTGGCGAGGTCGGCGGTCGATGCTGGCGCATTCCCGGATGTTGGGAATATCGTGTTGCAGGCCGGGCAGTAGAACGCGCCCAGGCTGAGGTCATCGGCGTCACTCATCACTTGCCTCCTTCGGCTTGGTTAGCGCGGTAGGGGTTGGTTGTCGCAATGTCTACTGGTCCGTCGAGCAGTCGCCCACAGTCCAGGCATTGCAGGCGTCGCCACTTCGGCGTGTGGGTGATCTCGTCGCCGTAGATACCCCGAATCTGGACATGTGGACACCTTCGCCATCTCCGCGCGTTCACTTACTGGCCTGCTTGCGATGGGGGTTGGGGCATGTGCAGTCCCAAGAGTCAGGTCCGCATCCCTCGCCCATGACGCCTTGCCCGTGATGAGCCTGGGCATCCTGGTAGCCGTGGGTGTTGCCCTCATCCCACCCGCGCTCCGCCCCGATCCGCTGTTGCTCGGCGTCGTGGGCTTTGAGTGCTTTGTGGAACCGAATACGGGCCAGCATCCGCTCCTCGTCCGCGCTCCGTGACAACACCGGCATCCCACTCGTGCTCATCGACACATAGGCGCGCTCGATCACACCCCACGTCGGCACGTACTCCTGTGGCTCGCTCATTTCGTTGCCTCCTTGACTGCCTTGAACTTGCCCCGCAGCTCGGCGGGCATGGGTGTGGACTCCTCGTGTGGGCATGGCTTGCTACCCCGGTAGCCCTTGTCGTCGCACAGGTCACAGGCTGCGATCCGAGCGGCTTTGGTGGCGATGGTCGCGGCTCGCTCCTCGGCGGCCTTGGCGCGTCGCTCCGAGAGCTCGTCGGCTTTGGCCTTGTCCGCGAGCGCGCCGCAGGCGCGGCAATCCTTGACGCTCGGGTGTCTTTCGCCACATGGCTGAATCGGGGGGCGGTTGTCGTCCGCTGGCCCGTCGCCCTGG